ATGTGGAAGTTCTTGATAGAATAGAGAAGAAGAAACCAGTCAAGGGATTTGGAGGTTAGTACAGTATGGTGAATCCTGCGTATGTTGTTGGTTATGGGATGATTGATGCACTGGGAAATACTCCTGGTGATTGCTTTTTGAATTTGATGAATGAATACAATCCCATTCAAAAGCTAGATTTTATGGGAGATCATAAGATTCAGTATGGTATTCCATGTTTGCATGATATTCTACTTCCCGAGGCGTTTACGCCAAAAATAACCGCTAACATGACGCGGGCACAACAGATGGCACTTCATGCAACTGAACAGGCACTGAAGATGGCAAATCTACCACACTCATCAAATGTTGCTGTAATTGTATCAAGTGTATCAAATGATGTGGAGTTTCTTGATGGTAACTTCCAACGATTCAAAGAGAATAAGAGGGTAAATCCATTTAAGATTGTGAATCGTATTCCCGATATGATTGTAGGACAGATTACGAGTCATTATAAGTTTCACGGGGCATCACTGGCAATCTATGCAAGTTGTGCGACTGGAATGTATTCAATTGATTATGCGATGAGGATACTGGATGAGTATGATTATGTGATTGTAGGTGGAGCAGATGCTGGAGTCTTTGAGATGGCATTAAAATACTTCGCTGGCATTGGCGCACTGGGTAATCATAATTCTCCATTTGATGAGAATCGTGAAGGATTTGTGATGGGAGAAGGCGCGGGTATTTTAATTTTACAGTCAAAGGATAAAGTACAACACTATAAGTCAACTGTTCATGCAAAGTTATATCCAGTTGGTTGTGCAAGTGATGCAATGGATTTAACAAGTCCTGCCACTGATGGACGTGGTGCAAGATTAGCACTGGATAAAGCATTGGATGGTATTGAACCTGATACGATTGATGTGATCTCTGCACATGCTACAAGTACACCGATTGGTGATGAAGTAGAATATGATGTATTGCGTGAGTATTTGCCTGATATTCCAATCTATGCACCTAAATCAAAGATTGGTCATACACTTGCTGCTGCATCTGTATTGGAATGTATTTACGGTATTCTGAGTATGAAGAATGGTGTGATGCCATATTGTTATAATCTGAAGAATGCAGAGTATGATGTATCAAGGCAACTTATAAGGACTCCACGTAGCTTCAAGACATCAAAAGTTCTGCGTACAGTAAATAACAGTTTTGGTTTTGGTGGTAAGTGTGCATCACAAGTGATTGAGGTAAAACTGTGAGTTATTATGTGGTTGTGAATCTGAATACAGGAGAGGATATATGTCAATGTGCATTGCTCAGTGATGCACAAATGATGGTAGCATTGAATCCTGCGAATCGAGCATATCGTAAAGTTACACCGTTGAATGATCAGGTGATTGATATCACTGTAAATGATACAAAGGAACTTCCTGGTCAATTAGGACTACCACCAGGGAGTTATAAACTTGAAGGTCAAAAGATTTATAAATTAACTGAGAATCAGCAAGTGGCATTTAATGGACTTTGATCAGAATTATAGTGAAAGAATGCAGTCTCTCAATAAAGAGATAGACTCTCAATATAATGGTATTGCACTGATTAATGAATCAATGCGATTAAGTTATTATGATCAAATTCTAAAAGAATGTAAAGGTAAACGTTGTATTGATGTTGGTTCAGGTAGTGGTGTTCTAGCATTCCTAGCATTAAAGCATAAAGCAAAGCATGTAACCTGTTTTGAACAAAATCCAAAGTCTGCTGCTCATATTCAAAATGTAGCAAAAAAAATGGGTTTATCTAAAAAGATTCATGTGATTAATAATGAATTCATTGCATCTAAATTTGATTCATATAATGTTAAAGATGTTGATATTCTCTTTCATGAATTGGTAGGATCTTTTATCTGGAATGATATGATGGGTAGTGCATTTAATGTCCCATTACCCTTTAAAATACTACCATCTGAATATATCATTCATTTTAGTATTATACGTTTAACTATTCAAGATTATAGTCATTTGATTAATATTGAGAATAATCCAGGTATCTCAAGAGGAGTAACATTAGACCTGGGTTTATCTCCTAAATTTGCTGAATATTATAATAATGTTATTCACTCAGCAGATCATTATTATCATCATGTTCATCTTGTGGATAAAAATAGCACTTTTGTAGGTGTTCGCAATCTATTGCAAGACATCTATCAAACACATGAATTTGAACATATTGGCACTCATGTGTTTGATATTAATAATCCAGAACACTATCAGTCAAATCGTATCATACAGTTTAAGTTACCAGAGATTGATGAACCTTATTTACTTGTGATTCGTCCAATGTTAAAGTGTGGAGATTCTGTATTAGACTTTAAACATTGTTATACTGCATTCACTGGATATTATACTCCTGTTATTATTCCACCTCATAGTTCTTGTAATGCATTCCGTTATAAAATCTTTGAAAATGATATGAAAATTGACAAAATAACATTAAAAAAAGGTTTTTCTATTAATTAAATGTATTTTTAAATATAAAAGTGTGTTTTTGTTCTTGATTCTCATTTGCAAATACTTATTGAGAATACAGTGGTTTATGCTCTTATAATCCCTCTGAATCCCTCTGAATCCCTCTGAATCCTTGTGATCTTAGGCAGCGTATTATAGCACAACCGCAAAAAAACGTCAAGACCCGCGAAGAAAAATATAAGGATTCGCACAAAATCTCGACGAGACGGGCACTTGACAATCTCGACGAGATGTGCATCAAGACTCATAAGATCATCATAAAATCTCGACGAGACCTGCGCGGTTATTCTCAATAACAAATCCTTATTGAGAATCATAAATCTCGACGAGATGTGGGCGAATCCACATATGGTATCATATAAGTTCTCGTTGTGTCATATATAATGCATCGTTATCAATACATTCTTATAAGGTATTGACACAACGGTAAGTGTGGAGTAAGATTACTACAGTTCGCACAAAGTTCTCATGACAACTATCTACGATCAAGCCCGTAAGCATCGTTATCGCGTCACACTGGAACTCGACGTTCTTGGTGACTTTGATCCTCACAATATTAATTGGGAGAAGATGTTTAAACTTGAATCTGGTGAGAAGTGCGATGCTTATATTGAGGATCTGGATTCTGATATCTGGTGAGGGGTAACTCCTCAATATAACATAAAGGGCCTTATGTGTCAAGGTGGGGGCACATAAGGTCTTTTTATGTTTTTGTATACTTTTTATAAAAAAGTTTGCAGGTTCGGTGTCGATGTGTTGATCAGGCAGATACCCCTCTGCCGTTCCCCTAAGGGCGCTGGTTGTCCTTATAAAATAGCACAGAAGATCGGAAAAGATCCGATGATGTGCCAGTTTTTGAGCAGTCCACTGGTTGGTTGCATGGTGGGTTTGCAGCGGTTATATTGGCGGAGTCCAACACACCTCAACCCAATGGGCACTCGTTCTCGCATCGGTTACGAACTTCCTGATCATTCTGTGGTTAGTGTTTACTGCCACTGGGATGGTTATGTTGAACACAATGGTAAGATTCTGGTAGAGCATTATCAGAACCGCGATGATGTTCAGGACCTGATTAATGGTGGTTCGATGTCATGTCTTCGTACAAATCGTACCTGGGATAGTGCTGCTCTTCGTGATAAGGAGGGCAATATTATAGAGGATGATGCTGGCATTTGGTCTTATTCTCACACTCGTGAACCACAACCTTTGTATCATACAGAGCGTGGTGAAGAGTTAGATGTTGATCATACTGATTTTGATCAATTTGTCTCTGGTAAAATGTGCGGTGAAGAGTATGCATACCTGTTCGATTTGAACGGTAACTGGAAAGCATACAAGATCGGTTGGGGACCTGTTGAGCGGGTCAATATTCCCAACTATGTGACAGCAGCGTAACTGTCCACCTCGGGGTGCTCCGCACCCCTTCCACCCCTTATACTGACATCAGTTCACACCACCCCAATGAACTTCACCATCTCTGAACTCTCTGCTCTTGCTGATCTGATTGCATTCCATGATGATTGGGATGAGTGCAGCGAAATCGTTGGTTGCGATGTTGCTGTACTTCATGAAAAGATCATGGATCTGATGACTGCTGCAGGAGAAGGTTGATGGCACTTTCCAACACATCAATCAAAAAAATCGCTGCAGCACTTGCTGAAGATGTTGCAGCAGATTTGATTCATGATGACGATTGGTTAGACTTCCTTCACACTGCGATTGGAAATCTGATTGTCAACAAACTGGGTCAAATCGATGATGAGGTTCTTGCAGAACTCATTATGATGATCTCTGAAAACTTGTACGTAAAGTCTTATGAATTCTGAAATTCAAGAAGTGATGTCAATTGATGAGGCATTCACTGCTGCAATTGAAGAGGAAGCAGCAAAGCTGGAAGTCACTGTAGATTATTATCTGGAGGAATTCTTCCTCTAGTGGACAGTCTGTGAACTGTCCATAAAATCTCGACGAGACGCGCACCCGCGTTATTATTCATTTGTTCACTTCTGAATCATGAAGTATCAAATCACTTCCATTGAGTTTGATTGTTCACTTGACGAGGATGACTGGTCAGAATCAGACCAAATCATGACTGAAGAACGCCTCAATGAGGTTTATGTTGGTCAGATTTGGGATGCTGATGATGAGGAAGATCTCATAGATGAGATTAGCACTGCATCTGGTTGGTGCATCAAATCCATTGATTATCGCCACGTTCTCAAAACCAACAACTTTGGAGACAACTGATGTATCGAACTCTTGCTGAACTTCGTGACTCTATCAACCAAATGATTGAGAGTCAAGGTGAGAACGCAGGTTGTGCTGCGTTTGTATTCACTCAACACGATGTCTTTGAGTATAACGAAGAAGACAATCAAGACCAGTATTTTCCTACTGTCTTCACTCAAGATGTGCTCTGTGATGTAGGAGGTTCTTCCTACATTTACGAACAGGTTGGTGAGATGATTGATGATGCAATCCGTCTCCGCAAAAAACTTCCCCTCTACGCTAACTGACATGAACCGTCAAGAACTTCTGGATGCCTACATTGATCGCATCCTTGACAACATGAGCACCAAAGATTTGATGCGTTTGGTAGGCGATCAGATCGAAGAAAACCTCTCTGGTTATAGCGACGAAGAACTGATTGCAGAGGTTGAAGAATACTATCCTGAACTGCTGGAAGGATAAGAAACTTTAATGGGTCAGGGGGTTGCAATTCTCGCGGATGGGTGCCATGATGACATCAGTTCACGGGAACACCCCATGACCCTCGTCTCCGCCTCTGACATCCAAACCCGCAAACTGGTCTGGATCAAGAACAGCACCGCCACTGGTGTGCCAGCTGCAGCACCGTCCTATGTGTGGGCAGAACTGGGTCGCCGTGGTATGATTTGATCGTTCACCACTGAACTCCAATGCCTGAAATCACCTGGATTGATGATCTTCCGATGCCCGCAATGTCGGAAGATGAGTATCAAGAATCCGAACATTATGAGGATTCTGATTGGTGGAATGACCCCAATTGTGTAATGTCCCGTCATCATTATTGATCATGATTGAATCACTCTTGGCTGCTTACATTGTCGGTCAGGTTATCACTGGACCGAATCAAATCACAACAGATTATCTCAACGAAGATAATCAGATTGTGACAGTTATCGAACCGATCCAAGAGGTTGACACCAACTATTGGTGATGCTATCATAGGTTCACAAGCGGGGGTGAAGCATCCCGCTCAAAACACTTCACTCAAACCCTTACTTTTTTAATTTATTATGTTTAACTTCACTTCTTCTGCCATCGAAAGCATCTCTGATGTGACTGATGGTAAAGTGACCGTCACCTTCGTTGGTGGTCGTGAGTACACCTACGCTGTGCCCAATGTTGATCAATTCGTTAGCGAACTGACCAGCACTATCAACGCACGAGGTAGCGTGGGTCGCTTTGTCAACACTGCGATCAAGAGCGAGCAACTGGTTGCTTCCCTCTGATAGTAACAGATCTCGTCGAGATTATCACATTTAATCTCGACGAGTTTATCACACTTACAAATCTCGACTAGGTATCACGTATCATGGAAAACACTTCGATTCTGATTTCAATGCTTCGTCAGGGTAGCAATGGTGAAGAAATCCTTCAGATTCTTGACACCATCACCGCTTCTGATGATACAATGAAACCGACCAGTGAACCAATCGATTTCTGATACAATGGACACCGCATTCGTCACGCCTGTATCTAAAAAAGCAAAAAACAGATTTGCTAATTTAATGGACGGAATTGATGAGTGTATTGTAGAACAACACAAAGAGGATAAAGTATTCCTCACCAGTCACAACGGTAGAAACCATTTCTGGGTTAATCTAAACAAAGATCCTGACTGGATTGTAGAGTTCTAATCTAACACAAAACCACGCCAGAGGGCGTGGTTTTTTTATACCTGTATGCTTCCCACCCCTCCCGCCCTCTAGCGTAGGGGCGCTGCCCCCTAGAAGTCAACCCCTGGGCCATAAGAATTTTTGATGTCGCCCATAAGATTTCCTGATCAGAAAACCCGTTGCGCTGTGCCCGTGATGCTGTAGGATTCTGGCAACGCCAACCCACCCCCATGGCACACACCGATTCGATCATCGCAACCTATTTCCAGAGCAACATTCTGGACAGGCAGACAGGTGCCGAATGGTATCACAACGCCTACGAAGTTTGTGTTACTTTGGGCGAAAAGTATGGTTTCAATCCTAACACTGTGGCAGGTGTTATCGCTGCACTTTCTCCTAACAACAAATGGGATAGAAATGTGGAGGATGCTGAAACAATGCTCCGCGCCTATTGTTATGATCTCCCCTGGGATTCTGTGAAAGTTTGCTCCTACAGTGCAAACAAAGATAAAGCAATTTCTATCATCGAACTGATGCTAGATTCTGATGATCTCATCACGAAAGTTCTACGGGGAAACAAAACAATCGCCTTTTATCATTGCATTGCAAAGGATGGAAATTCTGACACTCCCTGCATTGATGGTCACGCCTACAATGTGTGGAATGGCAGTGTAACTAACTTGAAAGAAGTTCCTGCTATGTCAGACAAAACTTTCGCCATGATTCAAGATGCTTACCGTGACGCTGCTAAGTTAATCTCAAGCGTGACCGAAAAGTATTATTCAGCGGCGCAGATTCAAGCGATCACCTGGGTAACGTATCGCAGGATACACAAAAACCTAGTGTGACGGATTGTTACAAAGGGTGCCCATCGGGCACCCCACCCTCTAGGATACATTCAAGCGAGGCAAACGGACCTCGCGCAATTCTTTAACATCATGTGGGCAATTTCTTCTGAATTCAAGTTCAATGAAGCGGTCGCAGAATTCTATGATGATTTCGATCATGCAAAGGATTGTGCATTTAATTGGAGTGTAGAAATGCACGGTCAAATTGTCTACATCTTCCGAATGACAACAGGCAAACCTATTCGCTGGATGGCAGTTTTCGCCTGATTCTTAACACTCAAGGGGGTGAAATTCCCCCTCCATTTTTTACACTTTCCTACCTTAACATCATGGCATTAGGTGTAACGATTCGCTACCAAACTCCCTACAATTCTTGTGAGTGGAGAGAGCAAACGTTTGCTACATTTGAGGAGGCAGATCGCATGGCAGCGTTCTATCGTTCCTGCGGATCTCCCGCCGAAATTGTAACTGTAAAGGTGCCACAAAAATGAGAACTTTCACCATCATTTTTGTGGTGATGTTTCTAATGTCTCCTACAGTTAGAAACAGCACCGCCAACATTCTGCACACTACAGCAAACCTAATTTCAACACAGTGACACACTATCCCTCCCGCCTTCGGTATAAACTTCCCGCTGAAAGAATCGCTGAGCTTGTAGAAAAGAATTGCACCACCCTAAGTGATGATGAATGGATGCAATTTTTTGAGCAAGTCAACATTATTTCAGATTGTGACAAACCCGCTCCCGTGAGCGCCTGACCCTCTAGGATACATTCAAGCGAGGCAAACGGACCTCGCGCAACCCCATCAGACTGATGATCAAAACCATCATCCGCACCGCCATCCGCTCCCGCCTGATCAACGACGGACCCCTGACCTGCAGCGACCTTGTGCGCTCGTTTGGTCTTGACCCCCGCCGCCATAAGGGCACTATTCACGCCCTTATGGTCGATCTGGAAACGGATGGCGTTCTGAGTGCAACCCGTGCCGATAATGGCAAGCGGGATCTGTGGTTTGTTAACTTTGAGCAGATCCGCAAGCGTGACAGAATCGCCGCCGCCATGATGTGAATGATACAATCGGGGGGGACACAATCCCCCCTCTACGTTCACACTATCATCACCACAATGAAATTCGCAACTTCTCTCTCAATCGCTGAATTCTTCTACCTCGGCGTTGATACTCAAGCGGGGAAAGATGATGAGCAGTTTGGGTTATCAATCGGCAGATTCTACGTTGGTTTGTATAACAATGTCCTAAGCATTGGTATACTTGACGACAAAGGTTGCCTGCCCTGATTAACACTTTGCCCCCTCATTCGTGAGGGGGTTTTTTATACTTTCGTGCGGACACATCCATTCATCAGATCTCGTTATGACAGTTAATTCGTTCCATAAGTTATACTAATGCCGCGCCCTGCGCCGTATATAAAATCGTTAACTACCCTAACCTACAGAGGTGACAAATCGAGTGAGTGATTTCACTTTCATCTGAAAAATTTTTCAGAAAAAAATTTCCCACTCAGGGTCCAACGATTCTCGGAGATGTCCAAGGGACATTATGAGGTTTATCAAGAATACAAAATTCAAAACGAATTACGATTTTTTCTTCATCGTCTTTATATGGAATGTATTCACCAAACTTAGAATCTCTAAAGATAAACAGAGAGTTCTCTGCACCATCACTTTTATAATACTGAGATTTATTATATTTTACAACGGTTCCGTTACCAATACTTGTATTCTTTAAATAATAAATTGCGGTGATAAATGTATCTTCGGGCCATAGGGAGTCTACACTTCTTTCTAAGTCACATATAGGTCTTCTTCTTTTATCTGCTAAAATTTTAATCGCCCAACAAGAATGTGGGAAGACTTGATATCCTGTAGATAAAATACTTTTATGTTTCCATTTTGGTTTCAATAATTCTGGATAAACTAGTAAGAGATATTCTTTTACTTTTTCACATACTGTTTTACAAAAAGTATTCCAATATGGTTGACAATAAGGATAGATGAGACTATCTGTTAAATGCAATCCATGACAATCCATGATACAGTTTGTGATTTGATATAGATCTGTTGCTTTGGCATTTGAATTAGAATTGAATTTAAAATGTTTATCACAACTCTCTAATAAGTCATCAATAGTTTTTGAGTCAAATACATCATAGCACTGATAGTATTTGTGATTAATGACTTTATTTTTATACATGCTATAATCACAAAGGTATTACTAGTTATGCCATAAATACTTGGGAGTCAAGAGGATTTAATATGGACAAAGTTTATCACATCTACGACAAAGATAACCATTGTATTGATGCTGTTCTCTCTGAAGATGAATTCATAGAGAAATGGAAAGAACTCAAAGGGAAGGAATTTGACTATGAGGAAGTCGAAGTAAATCGACAACTTATGGTAGAGTGTTCCTATTGACAAACTAAAGACTAAACGTTAGAATTGACCTGATAAAACTTTTAAGATATGGCAAAAGGATTCACTGTAAAAGCCACTGCTCCTACGCAACCTAAGGAGGATTGGGACTATGATGCAATTAGAGAGAGGATGCGAGGCAAGAGTATTGTCTTTTGTCTTCCAGGACGTGGTTGTTCCTATCAATTTTTAAAATCATTTGTACAACTCTGTTTTGACCTTGTGCAGAATGGAATGAGTATTCAGATCTCTCAAGACTATTCTTCCATGGTTAACTTTGCACGTTGCAAATGTCTTGGTGCAAACGTTCTTCGTGGACCAAAGCAAATTCCTTGGGATGGTAAACTGCAATATGATTACCAACTTTGGATTGATAATGACATTGTGTTCAACACAGAAAAATTCTGGCAATTGTGCGATCTCGCAGTACCTGGACCAGATAAAGACGGTATTCCTCAAGAAGAAAAAGAGATCGTTGCTGGATGGTATGCCACTGAAGATGGGGTAACAACCTCAGTTGCTCACTGGTTGGATGAGGATGACTTCCGTAAGAACGGTGGTGTTATGAATCATGAGACCACTGAATCTATGGCAAAGAGACGTAAACCATTCACCGTGGATTACACAGGTTTTGGTTGGGTTATGATTCGTAACGGTGTCTTTGAGCGTCTTGAGTATCCTTGGTTTGCTCCTAAGATGCAAGTCTTTGAATCTGGCGCAGTTCAGGATATGTGTGGAGAGGACGTATCGTTCTGTCTGGATGCCAAAGAGGCAGGCATTGAAACCTGGTGCGATCCACGGATTCGTGTTGGTCACGAGAAGACTCGTGTGATTTGATATGAGTACCTCTGAGAAACTTTATAACGTGTGTTATAATGGTAGAGCATTATATAAGGATATGACTCTTGAAGACTGTACTGATATTCTTCAAGAGTTCTCTGAACGCTTTTTCTCGGGGGAAGATATCGACCCTAATTTAATTTCACTTGAACCATTATTTGAATCTTAACTATGGCAAAAAGACCTTCACTGACTAATAAAATTGTTATTGAATCAAAACCCAAAAAAACTCGTCAAGGGACAGGTAAACATACTAAGTACGCCGCAACGTCTCGTAACGGGGCACGGAAGAGGTATAGAGGACAAGGTTAATATCTTAGAGTGCTTAAATAGTAATAAGCACTCTTTTTTATATGTTTTCAGATAAAGAGATATATATTTTAAATTGGATTAAAGAGGTATCTAAACTTAAACCAGAATTAAATGGTTTTGCAGTGTGTCCATTTGCATCTAATTCCAAATTTAAAATTATAGAGTGTCCAGCGGAGGAAGTATATCCAATTGATGGGTATCATGTTATCATTTTTATTGTAGAAGACTACTTTAATTTGGATGCAGTTCAATTTTGGGTGGATCACCATAACTCAAAACATCCAAAATGGAAGTTTTTTGAAGACTGTGGTAATTATAAGACGTATATAAAAGGAATTCAGACCAACAATGGTAAATATAACTTAATTTTAGCGCAACCAAAGGAAAAATTACAGGATTTTCGTAAAAAATTAGCAAGAACCTCTTATTATGACATGTGGAATGATGCATACTTGAGAGAAATTCTTGGTGATGACTACGAAATGGTCAAAAATTCGGGATAGCAACCCCGTAAAAAGTTCTGATTTAACAAATCAGGAGCAAACAAATGGGAAAACCAGCGGATCGTGATGTTAACTACATGTACAGCATGTGGGGAACAACTAGTTTAGTATCAGATTACAAATTATCTGAGGAAACTAAAGAAAAGAAGATGTTGCGAGAGATCGCAAATGATGATAAGACCCCTAAAAAACATGATTTTGAGGTTCAAAATGAACTTCACGAAAAAATTCGCAATGACGAAGACTATGATGATTGGTCTTATGGCACTGAGCCAAATTGGGGGCACAAGTGGTAAAAACCACTATAAATAAATCATAATAATATTCAAAATAATGCCGTTAGAGCGTATTAGTGTTGGATTTAGGGATATTAGTCTCTCGTTAAAGATCAATCCTTTAACGAGAGACTTAGCTGTTTTAAAGAATGAACAAGCTATCGCTCGATCAGTTCAAAATTTAGTTTTAACAATACGGGGAGAAAAGTTTTTTGAACCTTCTATAGGAACTGATGTAAATAAATTATTATTTGAAACTATTGATCTATTTACTGCTAGACGAATAGAAACCCAAATAACAGAAGTAATCAATCGGTTTGAACCAAGAGTAGAGTTAATAGAAACGGTTATTACTCCAAACTATGATGAGGGGGCGATGGATGTTAAAATTACATATTTAATAGTTGGAATTGATGCCCTACCACAACGATTAGAATTTGTATTATTACCAACTAGATAAATGCCAATAGTTAACGTATCAGCACTAGATTTTAACGATATAAGAGAATCTATCAAAAGCTTTTTGAGAGCTGATGGTAGGTACACAGATTATGACTTTGATGGGTCTAATTTTAGTGTATTGCTAGACACTCTAGCATACAACACTTATATTACATCATATAATGCAAATATGTTGACTAATGAAGTGTTTTTGGATGGAGCAACACTAAGAGAGAACGTAGTATCTCTTGCTAGAAATTTAGGTTATCTTCCAAGATCAGTTAGATCATCTAGATCTAAAATATCTTTTTTTGTTGATATATCTGCATTTGCCTCCAACCCAATCACAATTACCTTAAAAAAAGGTATTGTTGCTACTTCAAACGTATCATTCTCAAATATAAATTATATTTACTCTATACCAGACGATGTTACAGTTCCTGTATCTGGTGGAATTGCAGAATTCCCGAATGTTGATATTTTTGAAGGATCATATATTGAAGATAGTTTTATTGTTGACAGTTTAAATAAAAACCAAAGATTTATTTTAAACAATGATAATATTGATACTAGCTTGATAAGAGTGATTATTAGAGAAAGTAAAAATAGTAATATTTCAAGAGTTTATAAATTTGCAGATAATTTAACTGCAGTTAAACCAACAGATGATGTATTTTTTCTAAATGAAATTGAGGATCAAAGGTATGAATTAATCTTTGGTGATGGAACTTTTGGAAGTAAACTAAAAAATAATAATTTTATCATGGTTAGTTATGTAACTACAAATGGTTCAATTGCAAATGGTGTCCGAAATTTTTCTTTTGCTGGTAGATTAGCAGATAATAATGGAAGTCCTGTTACTGTTGATGAACCACTCTTAACAACACTTGAAGTAGCGGGATATGGAGCTGATATTGAATCTATCGCTTCTATTAAAAAATTAGCACCAAGAGTATACGCTTCTCAGAATAGAGCTGTCACAGCATCTGATTATGAATCATTGATACCCCTAATTTATCCAGAAACTGAATCAGTATCTGTATTTGGTGGTGAAGAATTGAATCCACCAAAATTTGGAAAGGTTTATATTACGGTTAAACCAAAAAATGGTTCTTATTTACCAACTGCAATTAAAGATAATTTAAAAATCACTCTCAGAAAATACGCAGTCGCTGGAATTGTTCCTGAATTTATAGATTTAAAATATCTTTACATTGAATATAATGCAAAAGTATATTATAACAGCAATCAAGGAACTCCAGAGTATTTAAAAAATCAAGTACAACAAACTTTAGAAAAGTTTGCTGCGTCTGATGAATTAAATGTATATGGATCTAGATTTAAATATAGTAAATTTTTAAAGTTAATAGATGACTCTGCGGTTGCAATTACCTCAAATATCACAACAATCCAAATGAGGAGAGATCTTAAAGTTAGATTAAGGCAATTTACGGAGTATGAAATTTGTTTTGGTAATGAATTTCATATAAAAAATCGTAGTGGATATAATTTTAAAACTTCTGGATTTACTGTAGATGGTATTACTGGAACCGTGTATCTGTCAGATCTTCCACATAATGAGGGATTTGGATCAGTATTTCTCTTTAAATTGGATGCAAGTAATCAACCAGTCGTTGTTAGAAAGAATGTTGGGTCTATTGATTATAATAGAGGAGAAATAAAATTAAATGCTTTAAATATTTTAAATACAACTAAAAAATCTTTTGGTGATGATATTATTGAATTTTCTGCAATACCAAAATCCAATGATGTGATTGGAAAGCAAGATCTTTATTTACAACTAGATAATTCAAAATCAAATATTAATATAATTAATGATGTAATTTCTTCTGGAATTGACATCTCAGGATCACAATACATAGTATCATCTAGCTACTTAAACGGCGAGTTTATAAGACTATAAAAAATATGAAGAACAGAGTTAATATCAAAAATTTAGTTTCTGATCAACTTCCTACTTTTGTCAGGGATGGATATCCAGAATTTGTAGAATTTTTAAAGGAATATTATGATTCTTTAGAGTTTCCTGGTGGTCCAGTAGACATCCTGAATAATATTGATCAATACACACAATTAAACAATATTACAGAATTAACATATTATACAAATCTAACAGAAGATACTGGTTACACTACTAACACAATTAAAGTTGAAAGTACGGATGGATTTCCACCCAATAATGGTCTTTTACAAATTAATGATGAGATTATTCTTTATGAATCTAAAACAATTGATACTTTTATCAATTGTAAGAGAGGATTTAGTGGAATTACTACTTACAGAACTGCAAACTCAGATGCTTTAGAATTTGAAAAGACTCTTCGTTCACCACATACGTCTAATCAAATTGTATATAATTTACATGCGTTATTTTTAGTTGAACTTTATAAGAAATTTAAATACCAATATACTCCAGGTTTTGAAGATGTTCAGTTTTATGAAGATTTAAATGAAAAGGTATTAGTATCAAAATTAAAAGATTTTTATTCATCAAAAGGTGCCAATAGTTCTTTTGATATATTATTTAAATCTATTTGGGGTTCACCCGTACAAATTATTAAGCCTAGAGATTTTTTAATTCAACCATCTGATGCAGATTTTAGAATTACTAGGGATCTTGTAATTAAAAGACTATCTGGAAATCCAGAAGATTTGATCAATAGAACGTTATATCAGGATGAAACGAATACAATTCTAAAAGCGGTTGGATCTATTACCAACGTTGAAAAAATATTTAAAGATGGTGAAGAATATTTTAGATTAAGTTTGGATTATAATCCAGAATTAGAAACTTTTAATTTTACTGTACACCCAAAAACAAAAATTACTAATCCTGTTGGATTAGGACAGACTTATCTTGATGTTGATTCAACATTAAGTTTTACAGACTCTGGAACTCTTGTTGTATTTGACAATACCGTAGAATATAAATTTACTTACAACGGTAAAAGTTCAACACAATTTTTTGGTGTATCTTCTCCAGTTGCAATAGACTTAAACACAGATATAACAACTCCAGATTATGCTTATGCACTTACAAGTTCTAATGAGCAAATTAAAGTTAAAATTACTGGGGTACTTGGAGACCTAGAGTTTGATAGAGATTCATCTTATTACTATGAAATTGACGACCAGGTTGAGATTGTTTCTTTAGGAGCAGATAGTGAAGATCAAGTAAGAACGACGTGGATTAATAATGTAACACCAGAATATGAAATTGAACAAATTACTCAAGTTGCTTTAAAATTAAATGGAGCTGCTCAATATAGAATAAGAACTTTTGACCCTAATATATTTACTTTAGGTGATATTGGTACAATAAAAGGAAGTGATGGTAATCAATACAATATATTTGTTATAGCAGTGTCAAACAAATATGAATTTGACGTTAATTTAACAACTAGAATTGATACAACTAATGTAAAATATTCAATTAGAAAGGGAATTTCAAAAACAAATAGTAATAATCAACCAGAAATTAATATTATTTCGGCAGACATACAAAATGTTTATACCGATGACGAAGATACTTATGTTGTATGCTCTTCGTTACCAAATTATTATAATACTCCTATTATTGTTGAGGACTTATCTGTAATATTTACAGGGCAATATGATGGATTTGATCTTAACATTGGTTCAAACTCATTTATTAGTGGAGAAGCTGTATATTATTCACGAAATAATAATATTGGTTTGAATATTGCAGAGGGGCCATATTTTGTATATAAAGTCAATTCTAGTACAATACGATTAGCTACAAGTAGATCAAATATTAGAAGTGGTCAGTTTGTCTATGTTTTTGGTACAGTATTTAATAATAAACTTTCATTGTTAAAATATAATGATAGAAGATTACAAGCACAGGATTTAATTAGAAAATTTTCTCCAAGTGTTGATGATGATATTGTTGAAAATAGAATTACAAAACCAGGAACACTAGGATTATTTTTAAATGGTGTAGAATTATTAAATTATAAATCATCAGACACAATTTACTCTGGTCCTATTGAAGAAATTGTGGTTTCTTCAAATGGAGATTCAAATTATGATGTAATTGACCCCCCAATAATGCTCATATCCGATAATGTTGGTGCTGGTAACACTATTTTTGGTTCTGGTGCTGAGGGTATATGTAATGTGACTGGATCTTTGTCTAGAATTAATATTTTGGATAAAGGTTTTGATTATACTGATGAACCAAAAATTACAATTTCAGGTGGAAACGGAACTGGAGCGGAAGCAAAGGCGAATTTATCTAGAATTATCCATTCAGTATCTTTTAATGCTGGTAGTTTATATGATCAGGTTAATTTAACGAATAATTCTATTGGATTTACAACATACCATAAATTTAGAAATTTTGAAAAAATAATTTATAATTCACAAAATCAAACTAAAATTGGCAATCTGGTTGACGATGCGATTTATTTTGTCAACATAATTGATCCTGTTCGTATAAAATTACATAACACTTTAGATGATGCCATTTCTGGTATTAATACTGTTACTTTTGGATCTTACGGAGAAGGTCTCCAAAAATTAACATCTACAGATAGAAAAAAAGTTATATCCTCAATTGAAGTAATTAATCCTGGAAAAGGATATAGCAATAAAACTTTATTCTTTAATGGTGACTCAATCAATTTATTTGATAATACAATTACAATTCTAAATCATGGTTATTCAGAAAAAGAAACTATATTATTTGATACTGATGGAATTTTACCAGTAGGTCTTTCGACTAATTCTGAGTATTTTATTAATGTTATTAATAAAAATACATTTAGAGTTGCTTCTGTTAACCCTGTAGGAGTTGGAAGCACAATATCAAATGATTATAATTATGTAAACAAAAGATTTATTGATTTTTCAGATGTTGGTTCAGGGCAGCATTCTATAAAGTATCAACCAATTAATATAAAAATTGAATCTCCAATTGGAGTTACTACTTTTGCTGGTCAAGATTTTAATGCCAGAATCAGACCAATTTTTACTGGAGCGATACAATCAATCTCCATGAAAAATATTGGTGACAATTATGGCGACCCAAATGTTGTAAACTATAATCGTCAACCAAATATAACACTATTAAATGGTGAAAATGGACAAATTAGTGTAATTGTATCATCACAAGGCAAAATAATTGGTGCGATTGTAAATAACCCAGGTTCAAATTATAATTCACCACCTTTGCTAGAAGTTATTGGTTCTGGATTTGGTGCTATTTTGGTTCCAGTAATATTAAATGGAGCAATTGTTGACGTAAAAATTATTGAAAGTGGATTTGGATACAATCAAGTAAATACTATTATTAAAGTAATACCTACAGGAAATGGTGCTAGATTTGAAGCTAAAGTTAAATCTTGGACTATTAACATAGTTGAAAGATTATTCCAGTCAGATCAGGTAAATAATGATGATGGAATAGTAAGCAATCCTCTTGCATCAGAGAAAGGATTGCAATTTGTTCATGCTTACGCTGCTAGAGAACTTAGAAGAAAACTTCTATCAACATCATTAGATATTTTGGGTAATAAAGTCTATAGAGCAGACATAGACAATGAAAGTAATGTCACAAAATATCATTCTCCTATTATCGGATGGGCTTACGATGGTAACCCAATTTATGGACCTTATGGTTATGCCGACAAGGAAGGTGGTGCAGTTGTAAGACTTCGTAGTGGATATGAACTAAAGTTAAAAGGATATAGACCATCTACAGCGTCTTTCCCTCCTGGATATTTTGTTCAAGATTATGAATTTACAAATAATGGTGATTTAGACATACACAATGGAAGATATTGCAAAACTCCAGAATTTCCAAATGGAACTTATGCATATTTTGCAACTGTAAATACATTAAAAGATGCGTCTGGACCATTTAATGGATATTTAAAACCAATATTTCCATACATTGTTGGAGATACGTTTAAATCTAAACCGATTGAATATAATTTTGATCAATATTCAAACTTATCCTTTGTCAATTTAAATAAAACTGGTTGGATTAGATTTACAAGTCCATTAGGATTACTTTTAAATAAAACAAAATATCAAGGGTTCATTCAACCAGATACTTTTAGTAAAGGATTTACTGAAGTTAATAGTATTAGTCCTGGTGAACTAACAGAACTCCAAATAATTTCTCCTGGAGATAATTATTCAATACAGGATAATATATTCTTTAACAGTCAAGGAACAGGAGGTTCTGGAGCATACGCTAGAATTTCAGAAATTAAAGGTAGAGATGTAGATTCTATCTCATATAGCTTTAGTAAATTAGTTGATGTGGAGTTTACTCCTTTTGGGTCTAGTGGAAGGTATGTAGGATTTGCTAGCACTTCCCACTCTTTAATAAATGGTGACATTGTATCTGTTCAAAATTTAAATATTTTATCTACAGAATTTGCATCAATTTATACAGTTGGCATATCTACAAATACTCTTACATTATCATCAAGCATAGGTAATGATGGACAAACTGGAATAGTCACATATTTAAATGTTTCTGGTAATCTAAATTTTCCTATTTTATCTGTAAATGATGTTTATAAAATTGAATCGGAAAAATTCAAGATTATAAACGTATATCCACAAGATTCTAGAATTAAAGTTTATAGATCATTTAGTGGATCCGTATCAGCTGCACATACTTCAGGTGATGATATAGTAGAACTGAGTAGAAAATTTACTTTTAATAGTGGTTTTAGTACATCAACAGAATATCGTTTAAACAGTGAATATTACTTTGATCCTAGGGAATCTGCAATAATTCCATCTGAAAATCTAATACTATATTCAACTCCAGTTCCACCATCTCTTGTCCCATCTGCTTGGGATTATTATACTTCAGGAATAGGAACTGGAACTGTAGAATATTTTAGTGCTGTTTCTCCAGATGGTTCAACTAATGCTGCAAAAGTTTCTTTTGCTTCAACCACTGGAGCATCTGATGCATTTGGATTAAAATTTGAACCTGTTTCATTATCATCAGATTTTAATACATTTTCAGTATTTTTAAGAGGACACACTGGAAATGAGCAGATTTATTTTATTTTAGATGATGGATCTTTATATTATTCACAACTAGTAACACTAAGTTCAGATTGGAAAAGATATAGTCTTACCGCTCAAACTGGTGCTGGAACTCATAGAATAAGAATTGGAACATTTGGTACACAAGGTCTTACTTTAAATTCATCACCAACAGTGTATGTATGGGGTGCTCAAGTTGAACTTGGAAAACTAACTAGTAGTTATTATGAAACTTCGGGAAGTGCATTAACAAGAGCATCTAAAAAGTCTGGATTATTGTTCTTTAGTAATCCTGGAGTAACTCAGAAAAAAGGAATACAAACAATTGTAAATACATTTTATTTACCAAATCATGGTTTCAAAACTGGTGATAAAGTAAAATATAACGTTGGGCATGGATATACTGGTGTTCGCGTTTCTTATGCGGCAACAACAACACCACTTTTAGATTCTCAGGACTTATATGTTGCAACATATGATAATGATTTTATTGGTGTTTCCACTCAAAGAATAGGAATTGGTAGTACTGGTGGATTTGTTGGAATTGGTTCTGATGTTCTAGAATTGTTTAGGATTGCAGACTATGGAACTGGAGAGGTTCATAGTATTAAGACTAATTTACCATTAACTATTCGTGGAGACGTTTATAAGAAAACCGCCACTGTTATAACAAATAGAGAGCATGGTCTTACAAGTGGAGACGAAGTTAACATTAAGGTTACTTCTGGTATTACTACAACTTTTGTTATTTCTTATGATGACATTAACAGAAGGATGTTAGTAAATCCAAGAGTATTTGTTGATGTTGCTATTAATTTATCTAGAAATACTATTACATTACCAAATCATGGATTTGTAACTGGACAAAAAGTAATTTATAATTCGGCAACACCGTCTTCTGGGTTAATAAATTCAAAAATATATTATGTTATTGTCTCTGATGACAACACAGTTCTTTTATCTCACTATTATTACGACAAAATTTCATCAAATACTGCAATTGAAATAGTAAATATTGGAACCCAAGCAGCAGGTTCTATCACACCAGTTAATCCAGAAATATTTGCAACAAAAAATTCAACAATTATTTTTGATTTATCAAGCACTACACTAGCTTCTGGTTCTTTACCCTCATTTGACTTTAACATTTATTTTGATCCTCTCTTCCAAAAAGAATTTTATACGTCTCCACAAAATACAGGTGCATTTAATTTTAGAAAGAGTGGAACAATCGGAGAATCAAATGGAAAGGCTGAGTTAATTATAGATGATTTCATTCCAACATCACTATATTATAACTTGACTCCAATCAAATATGCTGGTGCAACAGCAGCAAAATTAGAAATTATAAGTGATTCTCTTAACGTTAAAAATCCTAACAAATTATCTGTTGTCGATAGTAAGTTTAATAGAATTACTACAGTTTCTGGTATTACTTCTAATACTTTTAAATATTCATTAGAACTTACACCAGAAAGATTTAGTTATAATAATTTACAAGCACAAACAACATATTCTACAGCATCTCGCACTGCAATAGGACCTGTTGCTAAAATTAGTATTGATTCTGGAGGTAGAAATTATGTAAGACTACCAAATGTGACCCAAATTGTAAGTGGACTTGGAACTGCAGCTCTATTTTTACCAAGAAGTAAAACTATTGGTAAAGTTAATGGTGTTGTTTTAACTGACATTGGATTTGATTACCCATCAGATAAAACATTAAGACCTCTTGCAAATTTTCCATACACATATAAAATTGAACCACTATCAAAATTTAAAAGAATTCAAATAGTTACTCCTGGGGTAAACTATTTTGTTGCTCCACAACTTGCAGTTGTTGATGGATTTACAGGAAGAGTAAATACTGAAGTTTCTCTTGAATATGAAATTGGAGATACTGAGGTAACAATTATAAGAAATACAACAGGTTTGTATAACGTAACACCAAAAATATTACCAATTAATAATCCAAATGGAATAAGAATTGAAAATATTGTATTTGATCCAGGAACTTTAAATGTCACAGTTTCTTTTGCTGTAACATTTGCATCATCACAAGATTATCCATTCATTGTTGGTGAAAAAATAATTGTAGAAAATACAAATATTGATGCCAATTTTGGTGGTAGAGGATATAATTCTGCTGCTTATGATTACAGGTTGTTTAGAATTACAGCAGCAAATCCAGACATTGGTGGCGATAATCCAACTTTAACGTTTAATTTAACTGGATTTTTAAACCCTGGAGAAGAACCAGGTATTTTTGATAGTTTTGAATCTTTTGGTACAGCGACTCCAGAGGCATATTTTCCAGAATTTGATGTTGATTTGGAAAAAGATAGTTTTAGAAATGGGGAAATAATCGTAGCCCAAGATGGAAATGTTGGTGTCGTTCAATCTTATGACCGAAGAAATGAATTTTTAAAAATAAGATCTAAAAAAATATTTAAGGTAGATGACCTTGTGATTGGAGCATCTTCTCAAAACAAAGGTCTTATATCGTCTGTTGATGGTATTACTGCAAAATACTTAATTGAATCCAATAGTATTACTAAAAAAGGTTGGTTAAGAGAGACAGGAAAACTCAATCAATCTTTCCAAAGAATACATGATAATGATTATTATCAATATTTTTCATATTCTGTTAGGTCTCCAATTGAATATCAAGTTTGGAATCCGTTAGTAAGTAATTTAATACATACTGCAGGATTTAAGAAATTTAGTGAATTAACAATTGATTCATATGATCCAAATGTTGCTGGAATGTCCACAGCACAAAATTTAAATGCACTAATAGCTATTTCCGATCTAACAGAAGTTGTTGACTTAAATTCTGTAAAAGATTTTGATATTGCTAGAGAAAAAAGTATTCAAGTAGAAAATACTTTAATATCAAATGAAATTTTATTTAATTTACCATTTTTAGCACAATATCAAGAATTTATAGGAAATAGAGTTTTAACAATTGATGATTTTAGCGATGAATTTAATGGAGTTAACAGGGGATTTGGATTAAAATCTGGAGGTTTTCCAATATTTGAGGTTTCTTTTAATGGAAGTGATTCTACTAAACTTGAATTTGGTGATGGGACAATAAATCTTGGAAATCACTTTTTTGTTAGTGGAGAAGAAGTTGAATACATTCCACCAAATAATGATTTTGCAAACGCTATTAAAATTGCGCCATCAGATTTTGGTTCTGGAATTGGAGTAACAAATCTTTTACCTTCTAAGTTTATTATAATTAAGCAAGACAATCAAAAAGTAAGAGTTGCAACTTCAGCAACAAATGCGCTATTGTTTAACCCTATTGGAGTTGCAATTACAGCAGTTGGAATTGGTAGCACCCATTTATTCAAATCAATATCTCCAAATAATAGACTTTTAATTACAATTAACGGCACTATTCAATCACCATTAGTTGGAACTGCATATACAATAGCAACTACTTCTAGTGTTGGGATAGGAACAACTAACATTGACGTTGTTGGAGTTACATCTATTTTTAGTGGTGATTTGATTCAAATTGACGATGAAATCATGTTAGTTTCTGCCGTCAATTCAACCACTAATGTATTGAATGTTAAAAGAGCATGGATGGGATCTACAGAAGATACCCATGCAAGTAATGCTGTAATTACTAAATTTGTCGGAAATTATAATGTTTTAGATAATAGACTACATTTTTCTGAACCAATGTGGGGTAATTTACCAATTGGATTTGGAACTACCGCAACATCTGCTGGAGATATTGACTATACTGGATTAACAACTAGTTCTAGATTTAGTGGAAGAGTATTTTTAAGATCAGCATTAAATCAATCAATTACAACTAGTTTTATAAAAGCCTATGATAATAATTATGTTTTTGATGATATATCAAATCAATTCAATGGTATTACAACAACCTTTACATTAAAATATCAAGGTAACGATATTGATAATATTACATCTAGTAATACTCTAATCTTAATAAATGATATCTTCCAAGGACCTCAAAGATTAGGAAATGTCCTTACAAACATTCCTGGGGACTATAAACTTATTGCTGGTGGAGGACAATTACAAGTAGGATTTAGTGGTCCAGTCGCGGATCCAACATTAACAAATGATATTAATGTAAACAGCACTCCTAGAGGTGGAATTATCGTCAGTGTTGGATCCACAGAGGGATTTGGATATCAACCATTAGTTGCTGCTGGTGGAACCGCGTTGGTATCTACAGCAGGAACAATATCTCAAATATCTATAGGTAATTCTGGTTCTGGTTACAGATCAGGATTACAAACAGTAAGAGTTGGGATTCAAACCTTTAGTTATGGATCTGCAGATATAACTTACATTGGAATTGCTTCAGTCTTAAATGGGCATGTAATTGGTGTTGCAATAACTAATCCAAAAGTATTTTATGCTCCAAGAGAAGTTGCCAACATTGGTTATAGTTCTATTACTGGTGTTACTACAGTAACAACTTCAACTCCACACGGATTGCGGTTAGGTGAAGAAGTATCAGTAGTTGGAGCAGCATT